TCCCGGCTCGCCGCGTTCGCCCTTCTCGCCGATCGCGCCATCCTTGCCCGGTGCGCCGTCCTTTCCAGCGTCGCCGGGCAGGCCGCGGATTCCCGGCGCCCCGGCTAAGCCTTGGTCGCCGCGCTCGCCCTTGTCACCCTTGTCACCCTTGTCACCTTTCGGCCCCGGCTTGCCTTCGGGACCTTCCGGGCCTTCGACTCCTTGCTCGCCGTCGAGACCTGGCGCGCCATCGCTTATAGCCGCAAGCCGCGCGTCGATTCTCGCCTCCAGCTCGACGATCTTGACGCGGAATTCTGCGACGGCAGCTCGAGCCTGGGCTTCGATCAGCTCGAGCGCTTTCGCCCAATGCCGTTGCTGTTCGGCCAGGACTTCGGCAAGCGCCAGATTCCACGCGTCAAGAGTGGCGTCGGTTGATTCGGGAGGCGTTTGAAATAAGCCATTCGGCTTGCCGTCTAATGCCATCGTGATCGACCTTGGGCTGTGGGGGCGCGCTTGGTGGCGCGGGCGGCGACGGCGCGGGCGGCGGCAGCGGGTGCGGCCCATGCGACGGCGGTGGCACGATGGCGCCAGCAGCGCTCAACGGCACGACCTGTTGCTGAACGCGTGGTTCATCGCCATACGGCACGCGCGGCAGGCCCTCTTTATTGCGGGCCTCATTGGGGGCGTAGATGCCGCCCTGGACGCCGCGGGCGAGCGCCTCGATGCGATCCTTCTCTGCCGACCGCAGCAACGCGGCCGTATCGAATTCGACGTACTCCTCCGGCTGACCCTTGAGCTGAAACAGTTTGCCGAACGCCTCCTCGATGTGGTTGAGCGCAAAGCCTAACCCGGTCGCGATCCAGAACTGCATCAAGGCTTCGGTCGATGCAAAGGTATGACTGCCTGAGCCCCCCATGCCGAGCAGTTGCAGCGGAATCCGAAACGCCAGCGCAATGTGCTCGTTCGTTATCTTCAAAATCTCAGCGATCTGAGCATCTTTCGCCATCGATGCCCAAGGCTGCACTTTCAGGCCAGCGGTAAGGATCGGCGTTTTGCCGAGATTGATGCCCGCCGACTGTTCGTCCCATCGATCGCGCAAAGACTGCACTTGATCCTTGTCGAGGATCATGTCGGTCGAGAGCACCGACGACGGCCGCGCCTGGTTCTGATAAAAATTGCTCTGCTGCTGCATGATCAATTCGCTCAGCCCGATTTCGGTGAGCGACGACAGCAGCGGGGTTTGGCCCCACAACGGAAACGGATAACGCCGGTTGCGATCGGCATGCAGGCGAATGTGCAGCACGTCGCGCTGCGGCACCGTGATCGGCAGGCCGTCAAACTCGTAGGCGATGACGGTATTGCCGTGCAGGTGATAGAAAACATCGCCGGTCACCGCCACGCGCGGGAACGACAGGCGGGAATCCATCAGGTGCAGCTCGGTCACCTCGAAACGATCATTGCGCAGCGCGAGCGCGTAAGCGTTGCCATCGAGATAGAGCTGACGGGTGGCATTGAGCATGAAATCCGACATCGTGTCGTAAGCGTTCGGTCGGCGCAGAACACGCGACAGCGATGAATTCTTGATCCGCTCGCGGCCCCCTTTGCTGTCCATTTTCCAGTGATCGCCGGGGCACATGGCGACGGTCTGTGAATAGGCCGACACGCAGGCCTCGACCATGGCCTGTCGGGTACCGATCGGCTGGACGTAATAACCCGCCTGCCACCAGTTCTCCGGGACGCCGGCCGGCAGCCAGCCGCCGGAGATCGGCAGATAGTACGGGCCTGGACGCGGCTCGCCCTCGACGGCGCGCGTGATCGTCCGCAACGTGCGTGCCAGAAGATCGCGCGCGCTCATTCACGTCAGGGTCCGTTTCAAGGGGAAATCGATCGGCCTTTTATTCGGGTCGCGGCGGCGGTGTCCGCGGCTGTTGCGGCCGATGCTGTGCCGTCCCCTGGCGGGTCTGATAGGGCGCACCGTGCCCGGCTTCCATGTGCCGCGTCTGAAACGGGTCGGGCCCGCTGCCATCATCCTCGTGGGTGAGGATGTGCGCACCGCAGGCAGCCATGTCGTTTTCTTCCTGCGTCGGGGTCGGCTTGCCGCGCATGCGCTCGGCATAATCAGCCCTGATGCGCTCGCCGAGTTTGCGATCTTCGGCCAGTCGCCGCCGCGCCAACTCGGTGGAGGGGTTTTCTGCGTATTCAGTCGTCATCGCTGACTCCTATGATCCGGTTACCAGTTCACACCCGTGACAAACACCACGGTCCCGGCGCGCCGTTGAACCCAATTGAGGAACATGATGAGCCGCAACGCCAGCGAGTCGGTCTGGAACAGCGACCGTTGCGGCGCGGCGACGACGGCCGGGCTCGCGCTGCTCACAAGGTCCAGAGGCGTGGTGTCCTCCATGTGGAGCGTCGCTTGATCGCTCATGTCGAACCTTGGCCCTTCCGCTCCCACGACGACGAAGTCCGCAGCATCGACAAGGATAACCGTGCCGAGCGGCACGGTTACTGATTCGACAAAGGGGATGTTGTCGAGCGTTCCTTGGGCAATTTCGTCTTTGAAGGGGAAGGTGCCCATGGCGGACATCGCGAGGGAGGCGCCGATCCTTTCGGCCGGATTTATGAGAAACACCGGCGCACGGATGTTCCCATAGGTGCTGGCCGCCAGCGCGGAGGTCAACTGTTGAAGATCGCCGACGAGGGCCTGGAGGGTAGCACCTGCCCCCGTCCCCGGTGCCGTCGGTGTCAACGGAGTCAAGCCGTTGAGCAAGCCGGCCGGCCTGATCGTGGTTGCCGGGTTGTTATCGATCAGCACGGTATCGACCGCCACGCCGGTGTCCTGCTGCACCGCCTCGCGCAAAACGCCCTCGATCGCAGGAATGGAAAACTCGTCCATTTCCTTGGTCCAGGTCGTGATCACGGCGAGTTTCTTTGGCGTCAGGGTTTGCGAGGTAAATGCGCCCTGCCTGACGGGGATCGCCTGACCTTCACCGACGAACGAACCGGCGATCGTCGGCGTGCGCGAACGGGTTGGGATGATGATGCGGCCGGCTCGCCCGAAGCTGAGCGAGAGCCCGAAGGGCGCAAGCTTGGTGAGAACGGCTTGCGGGATCAGCAGCGGCATCATGTCGGTGTAGATTTGGTGCACCAGCTCGGCGGCCCACCCGGTCACCGTCGTGATTGCCGGCACCGACGGTGCGCGGAGCACCATGCCGATACCGTAATCTTCCGGCGTGCGGCCGTGATGCAGCATTTCGCAGATCAGGCGCGTCGGTTCATCGTCGTGATAAATCCGCTGCACCGCCTGCGCCGGCACCATGCCCCAGACCTTCGACGCATAGAGCGAGGTGCCGGCACGGATCAGATAATCCATCGGCTCAAGCTCTTTGCGCCCGCGTACGATCGCCGGCGCGCCAGCCGTGCCGGGTCTCACGAACGCGCTTGAGGTCACCAGCGATTTGTTGCGAGCAACAGGAACGACGGTGACGTCGCCGCCGTTGTCGAGCGATGCGCCGATCAGTTTTTCCGACTCGACCAGCGCGGCATGCTGCTTTTTCTTTTGCGTGATCTCGGCGTTGAGGCTGCTTGTCGTTTCAAGGTCAGCATCGCTGACATTGTCATCATTGATCTTTTCGATGTGCGCCGCGAGCGCGGCCTGTCTTTCAACGATCTGCGCCTGCAGATCGATAATGCGTTGAGCGAGCGACATCGCGCTGCCCTTTCCGTTTCGAGTGCCGTTGGCGTGCTTGCCAGTGAACCCACGCCGCACCGTCGCGCCTTTGTAGCCGTGCTTGGCGAAGACGATCCGCTGCGTGCGCGGGGAAATCCGCAACGACTTGGCGACAGCCAGAGCGTTGGGATTAGCGGGGACCGAGACCAGCGACGTCTCGATCAATTTCTGTTTGACGTAACGCGTGCCGATCCAGTTGCCTTCTTCGTCGCGAAGCGGCTTGGTCTGGCTCGGATGAAAGCCGACCGACACAGCGCGCAGAATGCCGGCCTTGACCAGCCGGCGGATTTCATCGATGCGCGGCGATGTACCTTCCGGTGCGAGCTCCAGGAAACCGCGCAACGAAGCATTTTCGACGCGGACGTTATGCCATAGGCCGATCGGCCATTCGCTGCGATGGTTGAACAGCGCGACGGGGTTTTTGCCAAACTCATCGAGGTCCCAGCCATCGCTTGCGATAATGTCGCCCATGCGATCGAGCGTCTCATCAGACAGGATAAACTCCAAGGCGCTGTTGTTCTCCGTCGCATGCGTTCGATAGACGAGACCATTGGCCGCCCTGCCGGAATCGAAAGTGCTGTCGTCGCCTTGAATCTCGTCATAATTCATCTGGCAGACTTGCGCGGCCTCATCGTCATCGAGATCAGGGTTTGCCTCTTGCAGGGCATCAACGCAGCGTT